GCCTCCTCTAAAAAATGCTCTATCCAACCATTCCGGAATGTCTCCCATCATAACTCTTTCCCGCGGAAGGCGAATTTCTACAGGATTTTCACGCCGTGAAAAGAAAGGCTTAGCGCGGTTGTCACCTTCGCCCAATAAATATGCTAATACCTCGATAGTGATTTTAGTTTTATATTGGCGCTCTTCTCCAGCCATATCCGGAATGTTATTATCGAAAGAAAAACTCTGCTGAATAAATGCTTCATACTTGTGCCCATTTCGAGAAATAATAAATTGATTAACGCCTCCGGTGTATACCATAAAAGGAGTGAGAATCTCGTTCATCTGTTCTTGGTATTCTGTGCGAATATAAATTTCATACGTTACAGTCACATATACGGGTGTAGGAATCGAATATATATCATACACTATCTTCTTAGTACGGCGGCCGCGTGTATTAAAATTAACCTTTCCCGACCCTACATCGCCAAACTTACGAGCAGAAACCGCATTAGCAAAATCACTCGTTTTTTCCACATTGATCTTTTTCGCTATGACAATTTGCCCACCTACACATCCTTGAGGATCTCTAAGTTCCGGAAGTTGAGCTTGAACAACCCCTTTACGATTTAAATCTTTATCAATAGCAGTTCGGCCGAGAGCTATGATAGGAAGTATCAAAGTCCCCATGGAATCACGGAGACCTTTATCATGTTTCATTTGGTAAGATCTTTCGGCGCTAACCCACACAATGGGTACTTTCTTCCATCCATCAAACCTAGTGGCAAACACATTGAGCTTTTCGTCAAGCCACTCATGCATGGCTTTATCTACATTCTCTATATTCGAAGGCCTATAGGGGATTTGTACCCCATAGTCTCCCTCCAAAAGTTCTGCAGCTACTGACTTAGCTACTTTATTATCGTTATTATCACTTGGCATCGAACACTCCTGTTCGGGCGCGGAGACAATCGGCGGAGATTTCTATTTTGCTTTCTACTTGACCAAAAAGGAGGGTGGGGAGGCGCCACGCTATTATTTCATAATAATAGTCACCAAACAACACAAAATCTCCTTCTCTTACATATAGATCTTGGTCTTCAGTAAGACGTCTGTTGTGAAAATGGAGAGTGAGTTTATTACGACGGTCGATCCCAAAAGGGGTATCAATTGTTTCGTGAGGTTCCCAATCCACCAGCACATATACCCGAATAGGAGGCAAAAACGTTTTGTTCATTGCTTCACCATAAACGGAATCAAAATCAGTATGTTCAATATTTATTGGGTAATATAAAATCTGCTGCCCAATAACATTCTCCATGAGTTCTTGGTTAATTTGTTTAACAAAGTCTCGTTCCTTCTTACCAGCAAAAAGTGGAGGAGGTGGATTTTTAGGTTGTGACCACTCATTGTTATTAGCCATTCACTCTTATCCCCTAAATATTGGATTGGGCACATTCTGTAATACCTTTGTTGCAGCCTCCATGCGTTCCGCATCTGCTGCTACTAGTTTCCCATATGTCAACTCATCTAAAGTGGTTTTAAGTTCTTCTCTGAGTTTTTCTTGTTCTTCTTTGGCTTGAGCTAATAACTCTGATGCATTTAATTGGATAGCGTCGCCCGGGATGGGAATTGTAGCAAACTTCCCCCGAACTTGACCTAGAATTTCTTTGCACAAAGATAACCCAAATCGTCGTATCCATTGTTTTCCAATACTATTAATACTCGAATAGGGTAAATTTTCAAATGGCAACGTATTCATGTTATTAACGCCTAAAGTTCCATCTTGTTTATCGCTCTCCACTTCCCAAGGTTCGTCCGGAATAGTAAATTGTACCCAATACTTTTTAGGGCCCTCCAGGGGATTTAGCGGGGTAGGGAATAGACGTAAATTGTTATTACGTAATTCATAAGAAAAGTTAGAAGTACGTGTCACTATCGCATCTTGATAGGCCATATTTTGGGCTTTGTTTTGCCATACTGGAATAATTTGAAAAGTAGAGTCGTCGGCAAACTGTCCATAAGTAGAGAAATTCCCTACTACATTAATTCCTCCATAATACCCATAAAAACGCCACTGGGATCGAGGCGTTTTATAAAAAACGTTTCGAATAACAATTCTCTTGTTCCCGACTTTATTAAAGTAGGGGATACTAGAAGATAAAGCTGCACTAGAAGAAATAATACTTTGAAGATCGTAATTTTGCTGTCCTTCATTTGGCGTAAACGAAGCGGAATATACAGTTTCGGTCCCTCCTAGCGCCACGTAAGTTGATGCTCCTCGGCCAACACGCTTGGAATATTCAAATTTTACATGCGGGACTCTTAATTCGACATTGGACCCCGACAAGGACTCTCCTGACTTTATAGTCCCATCTTCATCGAAAGAAGCAGTAGAAGCGCCTATTGTATCCGCTAAAACATTTTTAGCCTGATGTACATTAACGATGTAAGAATATTCTAAAACTGACTCTTCGTATGCAGCATATACATTAGAGGCCTTAAGCTCAATATCTAAAATGGCCCCTCCTAATTTTTTATAAGTATATGCTACTTGGTCCACGGCTCCGGAAACAAAGGCTGCTGTTTGATAAATACCAAATGCAAGATCCCCCACTACATCCGTATACGTACCGGTTACGGGAAGTACAACAGTACTACTCTGGCTTTTGGGTGAAAGTTTTTGAACGGCCATTTATACCAGTCTCCTCCAAAATAAATAGTATCCATAAAGACAAAACCCCACCCTATTCTAAAATAGGGTGGGGCCTTGGGGTTAAGTCTTCAGACCTATTGGTGTTTTACACCAGATCTTCGACAACTACTAGACCATACATATCTGGTCTAACCATCTTCTTGGCATAACGGGTCATAACACCCTTACGAGGTACGAAGTCCTCGGGCCCAAAGATAGTTGGAGTAACCTGCAGTGGCACATATGGTGCATATACATAGCCGCTCTCCAAGAAGCTATTACCCTTGCGTCCAACAAGAATAATGTTTCTTGGGAAGTAGGGATCTACAAAGATGTCCCACTTCTTGCTTAGGCTACCTACATTGACAGCACCAATCTGGCCGCGCTCATCATCATGAGTCACCTTGGCTCGGAAGCCCGAAGTGAACTCAAGAACATTAGCGACCTCAGGGCCACATACAATGAAGTTCGCACCGCCGCGGAGGGTCTTACGGTGGATACGAGCCGATACGTCATTAACTGTTTCACAGAGGGTTTCATACCACTCAGAAACCGTACCGGTGAATTCGGGCCAACCAGCGTCAGATCCACCAGGCTCAACACGTCCACCGGTTTCCCTATTTAGGAAATTACCGGGGAGGCGAGACCAGTAAAGCGTTCCACCTGTAGAACCCTTAATGAGATCCTCTAGAATCTCATTGTCAATCTCCAGAGCAATTTGCTCTGAAAGAATCGAGGTTAGTTCGACCTCAGCATCAAGATTATGATAAGCATTCAAATCCTGACCCAGTTCGGGCGTCCACTTAGCCTTGAGTTTCTTCGTCATGGCAGTGACACTCACTGAATCGACCTTGATGTTGATTTCAGGAATTTGAGTCTGATTTTCCAGACCCCACGTGGTAGTACCCACAATGGCACCTAGACCGCGAGCGTCACCCTGGGAGGTAACATTGTCGAAATTATCCGTGATGGGGAAATTCATATCTAGATACAAAGTACCTCCACCCGTCAATTCATTGGTGATCTCAGGCCAATCATCAGCAGCCGTACCAGAGCCGCCGCCCGTGAATACGAATCTCATGATGTAGCCAGGATTTGCTGGGTTCGGGCTTGAACCGGAAGCCACAGCTGTTAAGCGGCGCACCATTCGTGTACGTGTAAAGCGGTTAGACCCACCTAAAACACTACCCGAATCAACAATCGCAATCATATCGCGTACATTGAGTTGGGTCCAGTCAGTACTACCAGTTGCATGCGCTGTCACAACCACAGAACCCGAAAGATCGGGATCCCATTGGATATCTCTAGCCAATTCGACGTCGCCATCTTGTAATGCATTGTTAGACTTATTGTCAACCACTAGCAAGATCGATGTACCCGTAGACCCACTAGGGGATGCATAACCGTTGTTGAGGTCATAGAAACCACGGGAAGCATTTTCGCCGGTAAGCTGAACACCACCTGTAATCTCGAAACCTACAACGCCGCCACCAAATAGTGACGCATTACGCTGTGAACCTAGCTTATTACTTTCGAAAGTAAAGTCTAGGAAGAAAATGAGTCCCGATGGGAGGCTCATTGGTTGTACGGAAACTAACTCGTTTGCCACGAGGCTTCCAAAAACACGACGCACAATGGGAAATGCAACGGCTGCAAAGCCTTCAACATCCCCACCAGACATAGTGCTAACTTCTCGAAGAAGTTCTTTTGCTTGATTCTCAAGCAGAACGGCCATGCCGTCCTTAGTTTTTTCGTTACCGAGTCCCTCTAGAAGGCCAGTACGCTCCCACTTGTCACGTAGAGCAGTACCATCCTTAGAGAGATTACGGTTAACGATACCTTCTGTTAACTTGTTTAAAACTGACATTGTATATTGTCTCTCCTTTTGTTTTAATTTTACTTTATACCCGCTAGGGCCTTCATCCGTGTATATGCTACTTGACTTTCGGAAGATGCTTCCTTTTGTTGTCGCGGCATTATCGTAGATGAATTTCTGCTCACCACTTCGCTTAGCGATTCTGGCCGTCCCCGCTTGGGAAGGGCACCCACTGTGCTCTGAAGGGTTTCGAATACCATTTTGGCTTCTTGGACCGATTGCACCTTTAACAAAGCTGTGACAATTGTATTTTTTTGCCGCTCATTCAGGGAGCTATTTGTTAAAACGCGGTTGGCATAGAGAAGCCTAGCATTTGAAAGATTTGTCTCATTTAACTTTTCTTTTAATTGAAAAATAATATTTTTTACTTGCTTATTTTCATGCAAGGTTTTTTCTAATTCTCCAGTGAGATTTTCATTCTCACTGTTGAGGAGGTGCAACCCCTCATTAAGCTTATTAATTGCAGAATTTTTCTCAAGCGTTTCGTCGGCTTCAGTAGCTTCAGCTTGATCTATAGCTAGTATGGCATCGCTGGTAGGCCGCTCGGTCCAACCCGACTTTTGAGGATTGATATCTACTGTAATTTCTTCGAGGACTTTCTCTAGGAGTTCGTCAGAAATTTCAATACCTTCTTCTTGTTGTGCTTTCGGAAAACACTCACCGTAATTAAGCTCTTCGCCTTCTGGGCATGTTGTCTTCGGCTCTGCGGTCATGCTCCGGCCCTCTTCTACGGCTGCGTCCACAATTTCTTGTAATAGTTCATCGGAGATGTCTACATCACTATTTTCTTCTTCGGCCAAAAGTTCTTGTTCAAGTGTCTCAAAATTAATTTCAATTTCTTCAAACAGGTCTTCTTCTCGACTAATTTTATCTTCTTCTCGGCCGGCAGTATCAATACCGGTTAAATCTACCTCCACGGTACCCGCAGACACCGTCTGTCCCTCTTCATCTAAAGCTTCGACGTCCGGGCACGGACACAGTCCTTCTGCTCCCGGAGCACTTGGAATCGTCCCGACGTCTTCGGTCTCTTCTTCAAACATATCTTGTTCATTGAGAAGAGTATTAACAGTATTTTTTATTTCATGTGAATATTTTTCGAGGATAGTAGATTCGGCATTTTTTATTGCTGCATTTTTTAACGTTTGAGCATCAATAACGGCTTGTTCTAACAAAGTTGACATAAAGTTTCTCCAAATAGACTATGGCTTTTAAATAAATAGTATTTTATTTGTGAAAAGACTAAGAATATTAATCGTCTAGACCGGGTCCTGTTAATTGGAACATACTCGATGTATTAATCCCAGTGAGAGCAGCATAAACTTGACACCCACTCCCCGGGTTTCCCGAGGGAACGGATAAGAAAATTTTCTTGCATTTAGCATCAAATGTAAAGCGCGAAGCTATGACATCTCCCGTTGTTAAAGCAGGAACAGTAAAGTAATGGGTGTGTGGCGCTGTACCTTGCGCTCCTCCATCCGTAAAAGAAACGCGAACATCGGCGGCGCCTGTGTTATAAACGGTAATATTTTTAGTAACTTGAGGAAAGCTGCAAGTAAGAGTGGTCGCAGTATTAATAAATGAAGCTGTTAACCACGGAAGTCCCGCTACCTGATAAGAACCTACACTATGTAAACCCGCCTGGTGGCGAATTATACTTAGGGGTCTATTATCCATATTAGCCATTAGTCTTCTCCTTTTCCATTATAAATAGTTTATTTTTCCGTATTTCGTCTTTTTCTTTGTTTGAGACGATTTCTTTTAACTGAAGGTTTTTCATAGTATTTTCTATCTCGCAGCTGCTCAATGATCCTTTCTTTCTTTACTTTCTTCATAAACCTTTTAATGAGTCTCTCCGCATGTTCATTTCTCCGTGAGACTACTTCTGCGCGCACGGGTTTCATCTTATTTGCTCCCAAGGGCCCCCAGCCAAATTCATAATCCCACCAATGTCTACCCCCGGGTCGTGGGGGTCCATGTCACGCATGGGCCCATGATCCGTTGCTGGGGCTTCCGGGCTGCCAGCTGTCGCTAAAGGTGCCGTGTTCTCAAAGAGATTGACTCCTCCATACGAACTGTTACCAATCGCATCTAACATTCGCTTTTTTGTTTCTGTTAAATCTTGCTTGGGTGCGGGAAGAGCTTGGCGCTGTGCAGTTGGCTGCGGTACCTCTTCATGTTGCGCTTCTACAAGCGTCTGTGCACCTAAACCTTGTACTACTTCTGAAATAATTCCAGACAGAATGCCTTCTTCAAATATCACCTCCTTGATACATTCTTTGATTAGTGGTTTAAGTGCTTGTTTTAGTGCTTGCTTGTTCACTTGTTTTCCTTTTTCATTCTGCTTTGTCGGCTTCTCTGGCTTTCTTTGCAGCTTCTGGCGCATACTTTGCAGCTTTGTTGATAATTCTAGCTCTATCCTTTTCGGGGGCGTGGCCACGTAGATCTATCGCAGCTTCGGCAGACTTTTTATCGAAAATGGGAAACTTATCCTTTCCAACTGTGGCGTATTTTTCGCGTGTATCTTGAGTAATGTTGCCTTTAGCTGTGCGCTCAGCCCCCTCTTCGCTCAAGATATTCTCAATCTCTTCTGCAATAATCTGCTTCAGTGTTTCTTTTGTTAGTTTCATTTTAGTTTCCTCTGGTTTTTCTTGAATGGGCTGCTGCCCTCCTAAACGTTGAACACTCTTCTCTAACAGTGTTTTGTCATGAGTCGTTAAAACTGTGTGGCCGCCGGCATCATCTGAAATCTGAGCATCGTCAATTACGTGCTGTATCTGGCTTATAGCTCTCCGTAGATCTCCGCGTGTCATTTTTTAATTCTCCAGTATCGCATTCAGCGCTCGATTAATCCGATCCGCTTTAGAAAATACATCTCTGCTTCTCGTTTTGCTTTCGCTTAATCCCATATACGCTCCGGGTGTTGACGGTTCCGATACAATATCAAAGCAGATCAACTGGAAATCATCATTCACGGTGACTGAATTGTTCCCCTCTGAGACGGAACCGAGCCCTCTCGACGAAATTCCAAGCTGGACGCCTGAATCGACGAGGGATCTCAAAATGTTTCCCGAAGGAGTATCTAATACTTTAATCATGCCCATCACTGATTGGTTATCCCACCAAACATCCGTAACCATATGAGATGCATTGCGGAGATTAACAACAGAATCTTCAGGATGATCTAATTCGCCTACTGATCTGCGCTCTTTAATAACTTTTTGGTAGTTTGTGACTTCTCGCACTAAGATATTGTGAGGATAAATACGCCCATTGCCATTCTGAACCTCGGCTTCTTGTAGCTTTCCGGAGAGTATCATCCCTCCATCAGCAACAAATTTCTTCTCTACTTCAGTAAGTAGATCTTCACACCGTCCATCGGGGCATAATGCATAATATTCGCGTAGTACTAGCTTTTTATTCATCCTTAGTTCATGCTTCCCATTGCGTCTGGGTGAGCCCCTGCTCCTGCCTGGCCTGCCGGTCGGCCCTCTGCTGGGGGGTCTCCTCGCCGGCCTCCATTTGAACGGCTACTTTTTTAATGGCTTTTTGAATACCCGCGTCACGCGTGTCAATCCCGCCGGCGGCAGCAGTAGAAGAAAATTTCTGAAGTGCGGGCTCTAGGCTATCGGGAGCTTCTGGGCCAGCAAATTGCATGGCCTTTTCGTATACCTTCACCACCCCTTCAGGGCCCAAGTCTTGGGCGATGATCTCCTTTCCTGATCGGTCGTCCGCGGCGTCCTTGCCAAGTATTAATCCATAAAGCGCCTTCACGAAACTATCCGCGGCCCGGGCGTTGCCCATTCTATCAAGCATCACATTATTACTACGATCGCCGGATAGATCGATAAAGAAGGCGCGGCGTGGGCCTTCAATGGTTCTGTGAGTTACAGCCCCATAAGGGTCTTTGACCGCCGCGGTTCCAATCCCGCCTCGCACGACGCCAGAGCCCGGACGGAAATCCGGATTTAAGGCTTCTCCCTTAACAAACTTACGGAAATTCTCTGTAAGTAACTTCATCTCTTTGTGATCTGACCAACTCATTCGTTGTTTTTCCTTATCAATGGGCGGGCGCTACCCGCCCGATCTAAGAGCCCTTGCAACAATGTCGAACTGGTTGTAGCATCCATCGTTTAGTCATGTTGACCTCCATTGATTTGTAATTTCACTCCGCAATCACCAAAAAATTCGTTTAAGATGTATGAAGTACCAGAACTTAGACATCCTAAAAGGAACAAATTGACGATATGGTACTCGAAAGTAAATAGTTCTGTATATTCGTTTATGCCAAAAAGAAACACCCCCACCCAGAAGCCCATACACATGGAACAATTGAACAATTCACCGATTATTCCTTTGGTTGGTCTTAAAAAATTGAGGATTGAGCCGTAGACAAGAATTTGAGTGAGACCGTAAGAAGCTAAAACAAAATAAACTAAATCCATTATTCCTCTTCTATTATTTGGATGTTTTCATACATCTTCCACATCAACCCATAAGGACGGGCATAAGGCGTCATGGTACCTTTACGAGGCTTTTCTGGTACCGTCCCAAGAGCGGTCGATTCGTCGGCCGGAGGATCTGTCATATCCTTTTCCAAATATTCATCATAATCGTGCGGGAACATAAAATATGGGCGCTCTTTTTCAATATAACGACTAACAGCATAAATAGTCATTTGGACGGGATCAATACTTTCATCCACTGGTGTAACAATGGTACCCTCAATAGCCCCATAAACATTTCCAGCAACCACACTATCTCTTTCGATGATGCCTCTTTTAGTCAAATATTCAAATAAGCTATTTTGAGACTCATAAGCATGATCTCCGTGGACGGCTTTAGGAAATGTCGTAACCTTCCCCTTAGTGGGAGAAACCACAATATCCATATCAATGTGATCAAAAATTAAAAAATCCCCATTCATCGAAGTGCGCGCTTCAAGTTCTACAGTGGCTTCAATTTTCTTCCCGTCATTGGTAAGCCCTAATGACTTAGGATCGGTTATAGCTATATTAAATTTAGCCATTATTCTTCAATCTCTCTCACTAATTTTTGGATCTTTAATACCTTTTTAATCATAATTTCATTAACTTCTTGTTCCCGAAATCCTTCCAGGATTTTTATAATTTCTTTAGATTTGGTAGTCATTTCCGGATCTGCAATTATCTCTTCCAACCTTAATGAACGTTGCATTTTTTCTTTGAGTAGTCCAATCTCTTCATTTAAATAAACTTTAAGAGCAACACCATTATCAGCAAAAGACATTATATATTGATTTAATAATTCTTGTTGACTCTCGTTCAAAGCAGTCGAATATTCCTTATTAAATTTTTTGATGAAAGAATTAAACACCAAATTGTTGATTGGTTTAAGGGTTTTATCCTCTATATTGTTTGGCCCATGGGCGATATCCGAGATGATAGCTTCTTCAAGGAGTACGCGGGTTTCTAGAGCAGTTTTTTGATTAAAAATCTGGTAAAGCGTTGCTAGACTTTTATAATTGGGCACAAAATTAGAGAACACCGAGTTGCTCACCTTTTTATTAACCGCATTAATCAATCGAGTTTGTTCGTTGAAGAGGTGTTTCTTGTTAATCTTGGCATGGGCACCCTTAGCATTCTGCACGAGCTTCTCCGCTGCCCGAAAATTGCTCTTAGTATCGCTCATTAAGGCCTTATAGCACTCAAGTTCCTCCCTCAAAGCCGTATTTTTTCTAAAATGTTGCTTGAGTATAGAAACAATGGTATTTTTCTTGCCCTCTTCTTTCTGCAGAGCAGCTTGAGTAAGCTCACGCACCAACGCTTCGTAAAGAAAAGCGGTATTTCTTTTCTTATTATGTCTCAGTTTCAGTTTCATCTTTTTCCTGCTCCATCGGTTTTTTATTTTCCATATTTTCTATCAAGAGTTTAATCTCATGATTCGTCTCAAAAATTCGAGTCTCTTCATCATTATAAGTAGAATCCTTTTCCTCATAAATCCCTTTGGAAAGAGGGTCGTTAGTTAAAGAGGCTAAATCAAAATAGCCACTGAAGATATTCTTACGTCCTCCTTGCTCTTTCCCTGTCTTTGAAAGATAATTCTTCTTACGGGCCCCCATAGATCTTTTGTCGGTTACTTCGGGCCTATACCATTTGCCTTTGGATTTAGATGTGGTGGTGGCGTCGGGACGTCCGAAAGCATCTTTTCGGTTAAGTTTATACCAGTCCGTGTCTCTCTTGGCCGGCGCCATTTCTTCCCCGGGTTCTGCCAACAGCATCCCCTCTTCTTCTCCTCCGAGTTCCTCTCCCGGCTCACCTAATTCCCCTTCTTCTTCTCCGAACTCTCCTCCGAGATCGCCCATTTCTCCTCCGAGATCGCCCATTTCTCCCATGCCCCCTTCCTCAGGGCCGGCTGCCTCGCTAGCCACTGCCTCCAGGCGCGCAGTATATTTGGCATCATAGAAAATCTCTCTTTGGTTTCGAACAATTTCCTCATCCGAAAGACTAAAGAGTTTCTTCCCGATCCACCTCTTGCTGAAGAACCCTTCCGTAGCGGCTGACGCTACATCAAACTTAGTTCGCCAATGCTCTAATTCCTGCAGTTCGGCCAATTTGGAAGGATTAGAAAGGCTCAATTTAAAAGAAATCAAATCGTGGGCTCGGAATCCCAAAGTATAAAGATGAATTATGCCCACTTTTTCTAATTCGGAAATAACAGCGCGCTGTAATCTTTGCACCGTACGAGCAAAGCGAATATCTTTCTGGGCCAATGTACCTTTATCTTCTTCGGATCCTTCGCCCCTAGAAAGATAAGATTGAGGAACTTTAAGAGCCGCAAACAATTTATCGCGCAAGTATTTAACATTTTGAAAACTCGTCTCTCCGGAGACCGTACAATACGATACGCCATCATAGCATCTTCAAGAAGGATCAGTTGGCGCCAAATACGGCGCGCGGGCTCCAAAACAGACGTCCCATAAGGAGCATATTTATCATTACCTAAAATTCTAAAATGAGCAATCTGCCAATTTTCAAATGTAAGGCCTCCAGAATTCCACTGGAATTGTACATAACTAGGATTGGTTTTGTCTTCACCCTCCAGACGCTCGATCTCTTGTGGAGGGAGGCCGATCACGTGTTGTACACCTTTAACTTCATCAATGTCCAAATATAAAAAATAATCACCGTATTTGCACATAGTACGGCACCATCCAAATAAATTGAAATCGATATTTAATACATTATGATATAGAGTATCCAAGAGAGATTTAATCTCTTCGTTGTGGCAATCGATATTTAAAAGAGGATTAAGAATTGTAGAAGTAGTCATTTCATCGGCATATATATCCATGGAAGAAGCTATCTCTGGGGTATATTCCATCTGATCAAAGTCCACATAGCGGTCGCCACGAGCCTGGTTGGCCATATAGTTGGTTTGCATCCCGGTAAAGGGATTATAATCAGTTTTCTTAAAAGATAGGCCACCAGCAGATTGAAACTTATATTTATCCAGTTGTACTCTGCGTAGCTGACGCGGATTCTGTTTTCGGTAATCGGTGATGGGCCCCGAAAATAGCCTTGTCAGTTTTCGAAAAAGCTCAGACGTGGGGTTTCTGACATTTTTACTTTTGTCGGCCATTTATTTTATCCTTTGTAAAGCCACAAGTACGGCTTCAATCTATCTTCTATTTCTCGTTTATTCTCGCCAGTAGTTTTACTAAACCCTGTCATTCCACTTACTCTCGTATCGATACTTGTGCTGGTGACGATCATAGAATCTAGAAAAGCCTTCTTATATTGTAACTCTCTTTTGTTCACAGTTAAAACAGTATCTTTGACCCAACACCCTATTGCAATACTCATCACCAAATCATCATTGTATCCGCGCATTGCTTTTGCTTTGCCATGATGCCAAATAAAAGTTTTTATTTCAGCAAGAAGCCGCGAAGAATACATATTAATTAGTTTATTTCTCATGAATTCTTCAAACTTAGCCACAATAAGAGGTTTTGTTTTAGAAGAGGTTGTAAAGCCTGCCACAGCATTAGATACCACTTCGGCTTCGATCTGATCTACGTAATCATGACTTCCTTTGGTGGCATAATACAGGTTAGGATATTCGGCTTCTATTAGCTTATCCAACACTGTAAATCCCACAGTGGCGTTTTCCACCACTACCATACAATTTCCGAATTCTCGTCCTACAGTATTAATAATCGTAGCAAACACATCGGGGGTTACTTTACCACGGTATTCGGCTGCTTGTTCCATCGTTTCTAGCTTAATTATGTGAAAAGTAGAAAAATCTTCGCCGTCGCCGCGCGCAACATCTGCTGCTAGCAAATAAGAACTATCTTGCTGGTATTCTTCCCAGATCCATAAATTTCTATCGAACCCTGTTTTATATTTAGGTTCTTTTATTAGAGTTTCCAGCCAAGCAATCTCATCAGGATGTATCACAGTTTCGCCGGAAGTGTTAAAATTACACTGGAGTTCTTGGGCAATTTGACGTCTAGACATATTTTTGGTTTCTTTTTCAAACCATTCTTCATCTCGTTCAGGATGTTGGTCCCATGGGAGTCTAGTGGGGTGAAAATCGTTACTGCCCGCATCAGCCCCAATATAAGTCTGATAGAACCAATTGCCCACACCATTGGGACTGGAGAGAGCGATGCAATTACCTCCCGTCGATAGGGTGGGATACAGCGCTGTCCATAACTCGTCAAGGCCTTCAACATGGGCTGCCTCGTCTACGACAAGCAATGAGAGTGCTTCGGACCGGCCGGCATCAACACTAGTCGATGAGGCTTTGATTTGAGAACCGTTGGATAACTCAAAAGAAGTTCTATTGTCCACCGCAATCCTGGTTATTCGTATCCAGGGCGGCAAACTTTTGATTATGGCTTTTACTTTTTTAACTAAATTGGCCGCCGTGGAGAACTTAGTCGCCATAACAAGAATATTTTTATCTCTATAGAACACCATTGTCCACACAACATATGCAGCTACAATGGTAGAAATCCCTAATTGTCGTGCTTTTAAAATAACATTAAAACGATAATCGACAAAAGACTCCAATAAATCATCTTGATAATTATAAGTTTTAAAGGGAATTAAACCCTTCACAGGGTGAGAAATTTTAGTATAGGTGTTGATAAAATAGACGGGATCTTTGCCAGCCTTGATAATTTCTTTGGTAATTTCTTTTTTGGTTAGTTGATAACTCATTCATTTTAAATCAATTTAAAGGCCCGTCCAGGGCTCC